AATCCATTTGGCACGTCGGTGGTGATAAACCAAGCGTTTGGATCGGTAAGGAAGTGATTGATTGTATATCCCTCTGGAATCGATCCGTTGTTTTTCAGCGCGTTGATGTCATTGTTATTGGTGGAAACGCGAAGCTCTGTTTCCAACAAACGAGTTGCAACAAACTGAAGATTTGAAGGAACAATCAACTTCCTTGGACGCGCAGCAATCAACAACCCACGCTCATCCGTCCAACTCGCAATTTGAATAACGGCATTTTCCAATGACGTTTCATTCAAGTCCGCTTGTGTGGTTGGCGTGTTGCTGTTTACTCCGCCACTAATCAACGGATGTTGCGTCGAAAACAATGGCTCGCCATCTCCATACGTAATCGTTGAGGCCCATCCGTAATTAAGTGTTGCTGCGCCTTTTACCTGCTTCGTGTACGACATCGCACGCGCAAGCGCACGAGTGTACCTTGCAGACAAACTGTCATACAAATTGTCTTCAATGGCTTCTTCGGTGATCGAAAAACCCATTGAAATGGTTTCATGCACATATCGCGCAGTCCATGCCTCTTGAGCATTATCATACGCAATTGCACTGCCTTCGTTTTTGACTGGGGCTGCGCTGAAGCCTGACAGCTTGGTTTCTTCCTCAAACGAGCGCTCAGAAGTCTCTGTTTCGTAGATTTCCTTGTGCTCTTCGCCATACCTTGCATACTCCAACCCAAATAGTGCATTTAGGCCGGGAAGCAATTCTTTCAATAATTGTGCGCGGGAAATAGCCATGTGTTACTCCTTATAGGCCGGTTGGGTTGTAATATGCGTGTCCGCCTGCTACCGAAGCTGTTCCTGAACTCGGCGCCACATACGGCGCGTTAAATTTTACGACTGCTTCAACGTAAAATTTTGTGCCGGATACAGAAAATGACGTATCTTCAATCAAATCCACAATACGAAGTGGTAGCGTATCTGTAATAGCAGCAGAACCCAACAACAACGCTTGCTGAGAATTTCCTGAGCTTGTGTTCAGCGTGTTTGCCACTAGTGCAATATTGTTGTTGATGTTGGTATACGTCAACCCCGTTGCTGTGGGAACCACCGTTGTCCCCGTAACAACCGCCGCCTCAAACAATTGATTCGGGTCATCGCAAATATATGCATAGACAAACGTATTTGCCTTTACCGATGTGCCCGCAATCCAAGACTGCGAAAACGTCGGCTGACCTGTAATTGACGATACAAAAGTACACCCGAGAAACACGCCCGCAAATCCGGTAACCGGTGCGCTAGTTGTCTCGGTAGTTACCGTTACTGTTCCGTCGTTTACAAACTTTACCGGATCGCCAAATCCAATACTTGACGAACCTGTGCCGATGCGACGCTGCCTTGTTGCGCCCGCAAACACTTGACCACCAATTAAATTAATTGGCTTTAGCCCGTAGGGCTTGTCAACAGTTGGATAAGCCATGTTGTGCTCCTATTTAACGTTTGCCAAAACTTACTTCGGTTCTCCTAGAATTAAACAATGGCATTCTAGGATCGTTTTCGCGCATCAAGTTTTTGTCTACGCTTGTCATCCAGTCCGCTGCTACTTTTGTGTAGTGTGCGTTGCGTTGTTGCACCATTTCCACTGGGGCACGGCACAAAATTAAGCCGCCTATTTCGATGTTGCCGGTTTTTGATTCTCCCGAATTCATCATTTTAGCAATTTCTGGATATTCACTCCACCGGCACGGCTCAAAACCGTCTTGGTATCGTGTTGCTACATTTCGCGAATCATCTTTACCAAGCGTTGACATTCTTACCCATCGATGTTTGTATCCATCGCGTGGACTGGGGTCTGGCAATGACGTGGGTGGCCGCCATGTTTTAGACCGCTCTGTTGCTTCTCGCGTTTCTCGTGTTGTCATAGTTTACCTTCCATTTGCAATTTTGCCAATTCTTCTGCATATTTTACCACGGGCACTTGCAATCGTCTTGCCATGTTAGCTTCTGACGCTGTAAGTCTTATGCGTTTTGGCGGCGATGTGCGCGATGCCGGGGCGACAATTGAGGCAGAGCGTTTTCGTTCCCCATCGCTCTGTACACCAAAATACTCGGGGAATTTTTCTCGCACGCGAGCGGAAATGCGCTCGTAATACTCGTTGGTTGAGGCGTAAAGATCTCCGTATTGTCCTACAAGATCTTTATGCACACCCATCGCAAAATGAGTCATCTCGTTGTTGACGCCCTCTTGCCCAGGCGGCCCAAACCATCTGTTCGCATTCTTCCACGTTTCTGCCTTTGTGTCAATATGATTTTGGCGTGGCTCTTCTTGCCGTGGCTCTTCTTGCCGGGACTGAGCCTGCTTAAAACGCTCAGATCTAATTACCGACTTGCTAAAATCTTCTACCGCTGCGGCAATTTTGTCCGCGTCGCCCGTATACAACGCCTCTTTGTATTTCTTTTTAGCATCATCTAAGTCTTTTTCTGACGCCATTTGCATTGTTTTAAGCAACACCGATTCGCCCGAAGACAAACGCTCTTTAAGTTTGGCGTTTTCCTCCATGACGGCTTTGGCATATGCCAAGGCTTCTTCTTTTGCCCTGCGCTCATCATGTCGCTGCGCCGTCAACTCTTTTATTCGTTTTTGTACATTTTGTGAGTACGAAGAAATTTCTTCGTCTTGGGGTTCTTCTTTTGTTACTTCGGGCATTTCGACTTCGACGCCCGAGGTTTCGTCTTCTACCATAACTTCTACAACATTTTTGTCTTCCATGATATTTCCTTATGCTCGTGTATAGCCACGTGGATCTTGAACAACGCCCTCTATTGTATCATCGTTTATCAAACGAAACTCTTTTCCGTGAATTTTAAACCTTGTGCCGCAAAATGCCCTTACAAGCACAAAATCGCCCTCCGCACACCATGGTCCGGTCGGAAATTTGTCTTTGTCTTTGTAACAATCTGGGCCTTGTTTTATTACAAACAATACCACGGTGCTGAATTCTTCTAGTTGTCTCATCGCTTCCGGTTTGAAAATTCCGTTTTGAAATTTTTCTTCTACGTCCGGCAATGCGCACAGCATTCGATATCCGGTAGGAACCGGCAATTGTGTTGCCAACTCACTCATTTCTGTGTTTCTCCACTAATTTTGCTACATCTAAATTATGTCTCGATGCTAACAACAGACCTTGCACTCGCCCGCAAAGGTTTTTGTATTCTTCGTGAGATAAATTTCCTTGCATTATTACAGATTGCAAAGTATTAATCTCCTCCCTTATTCTCAGCTCCAGATATTCGTACGGTTGCATTTTCTTGCCCCATTTTTGCAGCTTGTTGAATTAGTTTTGTCTGATTGTTTTCATTGTTCATTTTTTCGAGCGACGCAATTCTTGTTCTTTCCAGTTCGACCTTTTCTGCTTGTGCGCGTTGTTTTAATTCTATCTCTGCCTGATCTTTCATCAGCTCGCGTTTCTCGCGTTCTGCTTTGATGTCCAGCTCTTTCTGTTGCATTTGTACCACAGGGTCTTGTTGCAGTGCTGCATTTTGTTGTTGTTGCATCGTTGTTTGATTTTTTTGCAACAGTTGTTCGGCGGCTCGTGCGGTCAGTCGTGAGAGCTGTATTTCAAAGTCTTCTGGCAGGATTGTGTTAGGCGCTGGCATCGGAACGCCCAGCTCTTGCTCTAAGCGTTTTCTGTATTCAAACGCAATATGTTCGTTGATGTGGGCCATGGCGGCGGCCATCATTTGCGATGCCATGGGGTTTTGTTGAATTGCTTGTCGAATCAATGGGTCTTGCATCGCGCTCATGTGAACCGTGATATGCGCATTGTGATCTTGATAGATGAATGCCTTAACAGGCTTCATGTTTAAAATGTCCATGTTTTCTGTTACGGGATCTGCCGGATTTTTTTCCTTTGTATTTGGTATAAGTTTGTCAATATCCTTTACGCCCAACACTGTTAACATGCGTTTGTGCAATTCTGCCACATCATATATTTGCGGGGCGGTTTGTGCAAGTTGGAGGACTGCTTGGTGTTGCGTTACCCGTTGCGCCATAGTTGTGGCGTTTGGATCAGACACCGGTATGACTTCAACGTTTTCATAATCGGGCTGCTTTGCTCTTCGTCCTTGTGGAGCATCAACATTATAATCGTATATTTTTGGCAAATAGTCTTTGATGATACCCGCGAGCAATTTAAACTCTTGTCGCATTGAATAGTGTAGCCGCGCCTGGACTGCCGACATCACCTTTAACGTTCGTTCTAACACCGCCAGGGTTGTGCCCACAGGAGTGTTTGCTGAAAGATCGCTAATTTGCATGTCCGCTGTTGCCGCAAACCTTCTGCCCTCTTCTACAATAGTCCCCAACAATTGTACCAATACTTGGCTAGGCTCTTTGTATGGCAATGGGAGAATGTTGTCGCGTATTGAGCCTGATGGCACATCAACGTCTCTAAATTCCCCTGGCGCAATTGGCGTGTCGTCGCCCTTCACTCGCAATCCTCGCGATTTCAAACCACCAGGAAGATTGCTTAACGTTCCCGCATCTACTAATTGTCGGATTAAAGAAGTCCCCGATTTAGCAAACCCCCCGACAAGATGAATAAGACCAAAGCCGTAAAAACCAAATCCCGGTATATATGTATAATGCGCATGGTGCATTCTTTTTAACTTTTTAGGGTCTTGCTCATGCCAATTTTTTCTTATTGCCAAAACTTTTGTTGTATTTTTGTCTATTGTCACAACATACGGAAGCGCTACGCCCGTTGGCCCGTCTTCGTCCGTGTCTTCAAAACCTTTTAAGTCTAAATCAACAAACATTTCTAAAATTTTATACCGATCGTCCATGGTCGCCGTGAGACCTTGTTCTTCGGCTTTCTTTTTTTCAATGTCGTCCAACATTGTTAGCGGTTCACCAAGGTCTACGTCCCTCCACATACCTGCGTACTGGAGTTGTTTTACTTGGTTTTTTGTTTTCCGCATAATTTGTGTAATTCTTGCCGCAGATTGCAGATCGCTTGCGCCATAAGGAACTACAATGTCTTCTGCGGGGATAAAAATTGCTACTTGTCTACCTAATGCCGGATCATAATATACTTTTTTAAACGCCGCTCCGGCTAAAGCGAGCGACCACAATAGTTTTTCATGTTCTGGCCTGTATTCTGGCATTTGTTCTGTCAATCGCCAGTTCATATCTTCTTTAACTCGTTCTGCGGCCTCTTCTTTTTCTTTTGTAATATTCCCTACAATTTGTGTTTTTACAGGTCCAGAGGCCGGAAAGGTTTCCATAATCGATTCTGCTTGAAACCGCACCGCCGCTTCTGACAGCAACGGGTAAAACACACCACAAGCCCCGGGCCAGGGTTCAGTACGGTCTTCATATTTCATCCCAAGCAATTTTAGGCCATCGATATACGTGTCAATCCATTCTTTTCTTGCCGCTTGATCCGTCTCAAAATCATCTAACAAATCTGATGCCAGCAATTGCAACTCTTTTTCGTCTAAAAACTCCGCCAAATTTGCATCATGTGTTTTTGGGAGTTCAATTTCTTGTTCAAATACTATTTCCAGTCCCATAACATCATTATTATTATCCTGCGCAATTTCTACTTCAACTGCGGGTTCATCAAACGTTTTTAACGGATAAAGTGACGATACGATTGACATATAAAACCTTTAATAATATGCAATTTTTCGTTGAGTTATTATATTATCTGAATCATCAGACTGTAGATTTAAAAACCCGCCTTGTCGAAAACGAATTAAGGCTTGTGTCGTGCTATCAACCAGATCATCGTGCTCTCCAGTTGGAAAACTTGCAATTTCTTCAATAACCTCGTCTGCAAATTTGCGTTGCGGCGCCCAAATTCTACCTGATGCGAACAAGTCTGATACCGCATTCAACCTTACAATCTTATCATTACCGCGAGTTGGGCTGTATTCGCTTACGGGTATGCCCATTTTGCGCAATTCAAACACAAGCGGCGACCCCGCTGCCTTTGCTTCAACTAAAAACACATCCGGCTGCCACTCTAAATACGTTTTGTATGCCACCTCCTTTAATTCTGGAAATTCGTATCGAGCTTTAAATGCATCTAGTAAGATAATGTTGGTTTCTTGGTCTTCTGTTTCCCAAATTCCCCAGGTTGTACAGGCCGAATAGTCCGCTCTTGTTGACTTTAAGAACGCCGTATCCCAGCTTTGAATGATGAACTCCACGTTTGGTGGTGTTTCCTTCTCCCATCTTTTCCACCATTCTCTCTTGACTATCGCCCCTTCTTCCGCCGTAGGCTTTTGTTGATATTGTGCATTCCATTTGTGCACGGGCAGTTCTATTTGTAGCTTTGTTAGCTCTCCCAGGGGCCAAAATTCGGGCCACAAAGCCCTGCCAGAGGGTAAAATTGCTGGCAATTCAATAACTTCCCAAGCCTCCCCTCCTCGCGTAGCGCTCGATTTGATTACATGCCCCGTCAAATCACGCAACGACCAACGCGTCATCACAATAATGATCCTACCGCCGGGCTGTAGCCTTTGTCTAGGACCAGAAGTGTACCACTCATACACACTGTCAAAAATATCCGGCTTGTAAGCCGCAAGTTTTGCCTCCTGCTCGCTGTGCGGATCATCAATAATCAATAAATCCGCCCCCTTCCCCGTCACCGCACCACCCACACCAATCGCAAAATACTCACCACCACCATTCGTAGACCACCGCCCCGCCGCCTTGCTGTCTGATTGTAACTTTACATCCTTAAAAATTTCCGCAAAAACACTAGAATTGACAAGATTTCTTACCTTTCGCCCAAACCCTACCGCCAATTCCGCCGTATGCGACGCTTGTATTACCTTCTTGTTTGGAAAATTACCTAAAAACCACGCGGGCAAAACGTACGAAGCAAACTCGCTCTTTGTGTGACGCGGCGGCATGTTAATAATTAACCTCCGGCAATCACCAAAAACAACCCGCTCAAACGCCGACGCCACTAACTTGTGATGAGAACCCTGAATAAACGACGGCCATATGTGTTTTGTAAAAGCTAAAAACGATTTTCTTGCACCATCAGCATACTCCTGCCTCTCAGCCGCCTCTAGCTCGGCCAAAAGTATCGCCTGCTCCTCCCTTGTCAATAAATGCAACTTGTCCTGCAACTTTACGGCAAGAGACTTCCAGTCACTCACGAACCAAACCCCTCCCACTAGGCCGCAAACTCCTGTGCACGTACCGCTCCCTGGTCAACAAACCCTTCTTCACCAGCGCATCGGCAACAATCTGCACATTCCTCTTCGCCTTCCACATTAATACAAACTGTAAGTCGCTTAGCGTAGGACCGAACTCATACTCATCCCACCACGCACATACAGCACGATAAAGATTACTTTGTAACGGCGTCATTCCAAAACCTCCTACGAAATTCAGCAATATCAACAGAAGTTTCAATATCCTTCACATGATGCGCATACCACTTAACAGGATCCTTCCATATAGCCCCGCCCGGCTCTAAACAATCCCTTACCTCCTTATCAGAATTTTCTCCCGTAAGATTTTCATTTTCCTCTGCACCTTCTAAAAATTCACCCCCACCCCCCACACTTGCTAATTGTTCACGCGGATTA